GAGGCCGCATCATACCCAAGCAGTGTCACCGTCGCCTTAATCTTTGACAGATTGTACGTGTATGCGCTCGGCATATTAATCAGCTGGATGCGCGCTGGGTTGCGCTTTAAATTCAAGATGTAATCTGTGTCCTGAGTTAGAGTCACATAGCTTTCACCAGCGCCGTTGGCATACTGCAAACCTCCCCAGGTATCCACTGGGCCGATAGGTATTTCATAGTCTTTCAAGACATCATCATAGTAGATGTAAGCAATGCGCTTGCCTAACCGCACATTGGTCATGTTCTCCACGTAATTGATAGCCGCTTGCCGCATAGCTTCTATCAAAGAGTCTTCATCACTGTGCGTCACGCGCAAGTGTGCTTTTAAATCAGCGGTGCTGATTACCGAACTAGGCGCCTGACCGCCAACCAGCACGGTTAAATTTTCTTCTATGGTGTAACGCATGACGGCAATTTCGACAAAAAAAGGGAGGGCCGAAGCCCTCCCAATTTATGTGGTCACCCTCTATGCAGTTACTCCATTGTCCCCGCAATCGTGGTGCCGTTTTATTCAGGATTACGCACCCAAGATGGTTGCTCCTGTGTCGTTGGTCAGCAAGAAGCCCATGTGGTCTGGCGTCCGCAACTTGACATCGAAGAACTGGTCAGCCACAATCTTCACCGTGCCAGCGGAAACGCCGCTGTAAGGATCAATGGTCAGACTCAATCCGCCCCAAGTGGCCCAGAAAACATTGCTGAAGTCACCGTAGAGGATACCGCCACATTCGGCAACGTCACCGAAAGCAACGTCAGAACCGCCGTTCAAGAACTGATCAGCCTTGGCCGCATCAATGTCGAGGCGTGGGAAAGTACCCGTGGTCACAACATTGTAGCCGTAGATCTGATTGTTCGCCATCACGGGAGCGCCACCGGCGCCAGTGGTGTTGGTGTTGAACAGAACGGCTGCGGTGCTGGGGTGCATCACAAAGGCACCGTTGGCAACACCATTGCCGCTGATCGTGCCCCAAAGTTTGGCAACGTCATTGGCGTTAGCTACTACCAGGTCATTGGTTCCAGTCTCCGTGGCCAAGACGATCGTGGCTTCACTCTGTGCGCGGCTATCGCCAGCGGTAGCAGAAAGAGCCAAGGTGCCACCACTCAAGGTGCCGCCCTGATCAATCATATTCTGGAATGCCACGCGGTCAATCTGCGTGCCGATAGCTACACCAAAGTCAGTGGCGATGACCTGTTGCATGTTACCAGTTGCCTGGTTCAATGCCTCTTTGGTCACGGTGATTTCTGCGGCGTAGCGCTGAGGCGTCAGCGTGACTGACTGCATAGCACTGGTGAACGCCGTAGCCGCTGCACCTTCTGCTGGTGTGCTGGCCGCGTCATTCGGCAAAGTGGGCAACTTGATGTCACCAACAAAGCCAGTAAGCTGCGTGGCACCGACCTGCTGAATAACCGAACGAGGGCGCAGGGCCTCACGTACAGCGGCGGCCACGGTTCCCGTAGTGGTCACGGCATCATCTACGCCAGCTTGGCCGCTGTCGTTACCGTAGGTGTTACGCATCTGCAGGTAGCTCTGTGGCAGGGCTACGTTTCCGCGCAGGGCAAGTCCCATGCTGGATGCTTCGCGCTGTGCTTCTTGCAACATCTCTGCTTCTGCTCCGTCCATGGGGCGGCCGTGTGCAGCGTTGTTGAGTGCGCGCAACAAGTTGAACTCATTGCCAACGTTGGCTAGTTCCTTTTCCTGTGCAACAGAAGCGGCGCCAGTGTGGGCCATACGCTTGATGCGTGCTTCGTTCTTTGCCAGGGCGTCACGCTGGTGTTCAGCGTCTTCCAACTTGCTGTGAATGTCTTGCGTCTCTGACAGCTCGTCCGCCGTCAAGGCACGCTCTTCCGTTTGGGCGATCGCATTGATCGACTCCAACTTCTGCTCCAGCTTGTGAATGTGCTGCTGGGCGTCTGTGCTTGTCTTAAAATTCATGTGACACGATTTGCGCTCCAAGATAACAGGTTTACTTGGTGCAGTTTCCTCTTTCTGTTCTACAACTTCCACCGCCTTTTTTCTCGCTGTTACCTCGGTATTCTCATACGCTGGGTATGTTACCGGCGATACATCGAACAGGCGCGCAACCTTGGTGACGGTGCGCAACTCACGTTCACTGTCGAACTCCTGTTCGGCAATGGTAAAAGCAAAGCTGGATTGGTTGATGTCGCCGCGCTTTATCATCGCGTGCAGATCGCGTGCGGCCTGCGTGTTGACCAACTCTGCGCGATACTTTAAGCCTTTCTCATCGACCGACAGTTGCAAGGTGCCATTGGTTGTCCTGGCAAGCGGTGGCGGTTCATGGTCGAGCAGAAGTCGCACATCATCGGTAAGAACGTCGTCGAACGCTCCACGCGCGATGACTTCGCGAAAGGCCCCAAGGTCGGTTTCCTCGTCGAAGACTGCCGCGTAGCCTTCAAGTACCATTTCACCAGCGGCACGGATCTCCATAGTGCGCGTGCGCTTTTCCATATCAGGCGCCTTGCGCTCTTCCACTTCTTCATTTGTCTTGCGTTCGTCTTCCATTTCTTCGACTCTTGCTTTACTCCACCGTAGCGCTGGATCACCGCCCCACATCAAATAGGATATAGTGCCGCACGCCTCGGTGTCGTCTGGTTTGTAATACGTTCTTGCCCTGCTCAAGTAGCTGTACATTCTCACGGTGCGATCGTGGCTCAACGTCTCACGATTGCGCAGAATGCGACAGGTCTCTTTGCCAACGGCTGTGGCACAGCTGCCGCCTTTCTCTTCGTTGAGATCAAAGCCGCGCTGAGCGGCCTCGGTCATCGCCTTGGGATAATCATTGTACGGCATCGCTGCTTAGCTTATTGCTGTACTCATCAAGGCGATCTAAAGCAATCTGGTTCACCTGCACAGTGTGTTGGTCGCCGCCATCAACGCCGTTCATGTCTTCCATGCTTCTGGCCTCGTTGATGCTGATGATACCGCTTTTCACCAACGTGTCATAGTAGTTGGCGCGTGCTGCGCTGTCGCCGCGTAGCAGGTCGCTCAAGTCAAATTTGCTGAATTCGTTGCTATCGCGGTTCAGCAACTTCATATCAAGTTCCTGTTGCAGGCGCTTGCACCAAGGAACTATAGTGTACTTGGCAAACTGAATAGCCTGCTGTTCGGTGTTGCTGTAAGTGACGTTGGATTGTACGCCCACCAGTGACGGTGGCACACCAAAGATTCTGCAGATCTCTTGGTTCTGAAAGTCGCGCTGTTCATCCATCTGGGCGCTGGCTGGGTCTACGCTGACTCGGTTGTAGTCAAAACCGAACGGCAGCAGCTTGGTGCCTAAGCGGTCGCCGCTGTTGTTGAAGCTATCGCGGATGATGTCTATTTGTTCTTTCTTCAGTGGTTCGCGGCTGGAAAGGAAACCAGTCATGTTGCCTGACGAACCAAAGAATTCTGCTGCGTAGTCCTGGGCGGCTTTGGCCAGCCCCAAGGTTTCACGGTGCTGCTCAATGACACTGAGGCCATAGGTGTTGCGCACGCAGTACATCTCATTAGGCAAATAATTGCGATCGCCGTGAACGAATACGCGCGTAGTGCCCACTAGCTTGACCTCTACTTCGTTTGGTGGCAGGCGGTGCAATGCCAGTGGCTCGGTGGTGCGTGGGTCACGCACAATGACCGCATACGCTTTGCCGTAAAGCAGGATGTCGGTGACATACGTTTCCCAGAAGTCGTAGGCCGTTTGCCCATCGTTAGGTGCGTAGTTGATTAGCCTAGCTACTGGACTGTCTACGGTAAGTGTGCCAGCTACCGTGCTGCTCATTACGGTTTTATTCAGCTGGGCGATTGTGGAGGCCACACGTTGCACGCAGGCATAAACCACACTAATGCGCATGGCCTGATCTACGTTGATGCTGGCGCCGGCCATGGTGCCATAATGCCGCATGTGGTTGGTGAAGTTGCCATCACCCGTGTAACCCACATTGATGCTGGCACGCTTGAAAAGACGTTGTAACCAATTAGCCATGGACGCAATTTAAAGAAAGGCGGGCCACCGTTGTGACCCGCCAGCCTTAACCAAATAAACCACAAATCAAAGAGTGATAACCTCTAATAAAGGTTCGTCCTCGCTTGCGTTGTTAAAGTAACAACCCATGGCCATTATAGATGCTACAATGCCGTCAACCTTTTGGCTCTCGCTGTTCTTCTTCTTCGTGACTTTGATGTTGTCGGCTTCATCGCGCGCCAGGTGAACGCACCCCATCTGCCACCGCAACACCTCGTGGCCGGCGTGCTGTATCTGACCCTTACACAGTAGCAATTCAAATTGTTTGGTGGGGTAAGACATCGAGGCGTAGCCTTGGCCGAATGGTTGGCAGTCGATGCCATCGAGGTACGGCACCACCAGGTGTGCTATGTAGCGGTCATAGGCCAGCGCCTTCAGATCGTAGTTGTCGGCGATCTCTTGGATGTAATGGCGCACCGCCAGCATGTCCGTCACGTTGCCTTCTGTGATCGTCACCAATCCTTTGCGCTGAAAGTGGTAGTAGTCCACGCCACCGCTTAGACTCTTGCTCTTGGCTTTGTCTTCGTTTACGAAGTGGTGACACTTCAGGTAGAAGACATCTTCCAACTTATCGTAGAAAATGAGCGCTACCGCCGTGAGGTCTTTGGTGCTGGAAAGGTCCATACCTGCATAGCATGGCAAGTGCTTCAGCTTCTCTTCGTCAATCTCATCGGCGCCGCGCATGAACTCATCATCTGTCACCCACCGTTCTTCGCTGGCCGTCCACACGTTCAGGTGCAAGCGCAAGAACGTATTGATCTGGCGTGGGTTTTCCTTGCATCGCTTTACCTCTTGCTCGAAGTAATCCGCCTTGCATATTGAACCGTAACCAGGATTTGCCTTGGCCCACGTCTCAGGCTTCGTCCAATCATCATCCTTATCAGCCGCATAGATGACTGGCAAGAATGTATCGTCCTCAATGCTTCCTTCTTTGACCTTCTGCGCATACTGGTGAAGCTCGTAACAAATCGAGGTCGTATCGTGGCCAGCTGTCGTAATACCAATCACCAGCGGTTGCGTGCGTGCGCCGGTGGAGGTCTTCAAGACGTTGTACAGATCCCTTCCTCTTGCGCCCTCGAATACGTGTAACTCATCGAGAATGACGGCGTGGGCGTTAAATCCGTGCTTGGTGTTCGCTTCAGCCGATATGGCTTTGTAGAAACTGGATTTATAGTGGATGGAATGTTGCAAGGCTTTGCCCCTGGATGACAGCTGCCGATTCTGTGCGACCATGGCTGATGCAATCTCAAAGACGATGCGCGCTTGATTCCTGTCACCCGCTGCTGAGATAATTTCAGCGCCTGGCTCTTTGTCAGCGTAGAGCATGTAAAGGGCGATGGCGGCGCAAAGATTGCTTTTGCCGTTCTTCCTAGGAACCTCAATGTAAGCTTGGCGGTATTGGCGCAAACCGTCTTCGCGTATTGTCCCAAAAAGGGGGCGGATGATGTCATCCTTTTGCCAGTCGGCAAGGATGAACGGTTCGCCGCCCAGCGCCCCCTTGACATGTGTACAGTACGTTTCAATCCAGTTGACTGCGTGTTCGCCTTTCTCTTCATCATAGTAGCCGGCCATAGTCAAGGATATGTTGTATCGCGTTGCGTGCGCCGTCGGTGTAGGTCTTGCCCTCCACCAAGATGCCATCATGCATGTGGACGATCTCCACTTGCTGTGTGTTGTCCAGTGGGAACGTATCGATACTGAAGCCCAGCCGCACCACGAACGTGCCCTTATAGGTTTTGTCTGCTGTGCTAAAGGCTTCGTCAATCTCTTGCAGGCTTTGCAGCGTACCACTCAAGCCCATGCGTTCGCCTGGGTTCTTCCATTCAAAGACTAGCCAGAAGTCTTTGGCGATGTTGCGAAAGATGCAGTCAATGTCATGAATGCAAACTGCGTTGCCTGACATCTCGCTTACTTGGAAGTTCATTGGGTGAACGCTCCTGGGGCGGTAGATGTGCTTGGGTCGATATTCGCGGCTCATGCAAAGTCTGGGTTTTCTGCTTCACTACTGCTGACGCCCAACGCCTTGATGTATGCGCGCTTCTTATCGCGCAGGCGCTGAAGTTCGATGTACTCTGGGCGTGACTTGATATACGTTTGGCCTTTGTCGCCTTGCGTCTCATAGGTCATGCCCTCTCTGTCGATGATGTCTTGCAAGGTGCGTTCTTCGTCGATGATCTTGGATAAGGTGAAAATGAGTTCACGCGTGTTCTCATCTACGTCGTGTTCTCGCTGCATGTTGGCCAGCAGCTTCTGGAACGTGTCTTTGTTCATAGGGATTGGTTGTAATGGTCTCTCAAAAAAA